TCGTGAGGCGGCAAAGGACGCCAAAAAGTACGATGATCTGTTCCCCTTTCTTCATTACGTCACGCCGCGCGATGACTATCAACAGGGGCGTCTCGATCAACAGGGGATGGCCTATCAGTCTGATTATGTGTCATGCGAAGGCCATGGCCTCTTAGCTGATGAGGGCTTTTCGAGCTTTCCCTATGCCATTTCGCGCTACGTCATCGCGCCAGGAGAAGTCTATGGTCGAAGCCCAGCGATGTTGGTCCTTCCTTCGCTTAAAGTTCTTAATGAAGAGAAAAAGACTGTTCTTAAGCAAGGACAGCGGGTGGTGGACCCTGTACTGTTGGCTCATGATGATGGAGTCCTTGACAATTTCAGTCTACGGGGCGGGGCACTTAACTACGGCGGTGTGTCAGCCGATGGGAAGCCTCTTGTGCATGTCCTCCCGACAGGAAACATCGCCGTCGGCCTTGAAATGATGGACGCGGAGAAAGCCGTCATCAACGACGCCTTTCTCGTCACCTTGTTTCAAATCCTCACCGAAACGCCCGAGATGACGGCGACTGAGGTCATCGAACGCACCCGAGAGAAAGGGGCCTTGCTCTCTCCGACCATGGGGCGTCAGCAGTCTGAATCTCTCGGCCCGATGATCGAGCGCGAGATCGACTTACTCCAGCAACAACGACTCCTCTCCCCTATGCCCGATATCCTGCGTCAAGCGAACGGACAATATGACATTCAATACACGTCGCCTCTGTCACGCGCCCAAAAGGCCGAAGGGGTGTCGGGCTTCTTTCGTTTCATCGACTGGGCGCGGGAGTATATCGCGATTACGCAAGACACCCGCCCTCTTGATTTCGTGAACTGGGATGAAGCGGCTCCCGAGATCATGGCCTCACAAGCCGTCCCCATCAAGTGGGTGAATGACATCGACACGGTGAAAGCCATGCGTCAACAGAAACAGCAAGCGGCACAGCAACAGCAAATGGTGGAGGCGGCCCCCGCCTTGGCCTCGGTCGCCAAACCTTTGATGGCCGGAGTGAAACGATGAACACCTCAATGGCCGTCCAAGCCGCGCGTGAATATCTCTTCGGCCGTCAAAAGTCCTATCAACGGACGTTTATGCTGGAGAATCGCGACAGTGCGGCCGTCCTCGACGATCTCGCGAAATTTTGCCGAGCCCACGACACGACCTTTCATACGGATGATCGCGTCTCGGCCTTGATGGAAGGCCGGCGCGAAGTGTGGCTGAGGATTCAACAACACTTACAACTGACAGACGAGCAACTGTGGAAGCTCTATCACAAGGGAGAGTAGCGCATGTGGATTCGTAAAGGGTTATTCAGAGATGGCGATGGTGTCCCGGCCGGCGGTTCAACAGCAGCCGCGACAGCCGCAGATCCGGGGGCGGGTGCTACCCCTGCCTCTGGATCCACGGCACCGGTCACGCCATTTGATTGGGCGAAAGCCGGCCTCGATCCTGAAGGACTCTCCCTCGTCAACGAACGGCAATTCAAAGCGCCGTCCGATGTGGTGCAGTCCTATCGCAATCTGGAGAAGCTCGTCGGTGTGCCACCGGATCGCATCATCAAATTGCCGGGTGAGAAAGATCCCGCCGATTCATGGAACGCGGTCTACGACCGTCTCGGCCGTCCCAAAGCGGCAACCGACTACAAGATCCCGGTCCCTGAAGGGGATTCGGGCGAGTTTGCAAAAGCCTTGGCACCCATTTTCCACGAAGTCGGATTGACGCAGGCCCAAGTCCAGAAGTTGGCCGAGAAGCACAACGCCCTGATTGCCGACGCCACAAAGCAACAGACGACCGCCGCGGAAGCCAAGCATACGGCCGAGATGACCGCGCTCAAACAAGAGTGGGGACCGAACTACGACAAAAACAATAACACGATCGATAAAGCGGCTGAACAATTCGGCATGACGAAAGAACACATCCTTGGCCTCAAACAAGCGATGGGGCCAAAAGAGGCGATGAAGTTCCTCTTGAACATTGGCTCGAAGATCGCTGTCGAAGGGGCGTTTCATGCGGGCGATCAGACCGCGGGCTTCAATGCAATGACCCCGGAGATGGCCCAAGCGAAGATTAAGGCGAACACGTCAGACCGGGCCTTCGCCGAACGGTTTAACAGCAAAGATCCCGTCGTCCGCTCCAAGGCGCGGGAAGAAATGCGGGTGTTGCATCAAGTTGGATACCCGGATCAACAACAGTCTTGACAACTAGGAAAACCTCTGTAGAGTAAATACATATTATCGGAGGGAACGCGGAAGCGTCTTCTACAATCGGGTAAGACCGATCGCCGATACGGGCGTAAAACGCCAGAAGAGTCCTCGCCGATACGGCTTGGGAAGCTCCTTCGCAAAGATGGAAAGATACCTTTTCTTTTGCACCGGAGGGCTTCTCAATGTCGATCAACATTCCAGCATGGTTCGCGCGTCAATACGCGACGAACGTCTCTCTTAAACTTCAGATTATGGGTTCGATGCTCCGTCCCTATGTGACGGAGGGCTCCTACGTGGGCGAGGCCGCTCAAGTCGTCGATCAGATCGGCGCCATTGAGATGCAAGAGGTGACGCAACGCTTTGCTCCGATGGGCCGCGTCGATGCACCGCTCGACAGCCGATGGGTCTACCCAAAAGACTGGGATCTCCCGCAACTCTTCGATAAATTCGATAAGCTCCGGACGATCGTGGAGGAAGAGTCCCCGAGCGTTCAGAATGCCGTGCTCTCCGCGGGCCGGCAGATCGATCGGATCATCCTCAAAGCCTTTACCGCGGATGCCAAGACCGGCGTGAACGGAGGGACCACCACATCGGTCAATTCCGGCAACGAAGTCGACGTCGCGGTGGGTGGAGCGAATAGCAAGCTCAACGTGGCGAAGCTCTTGGAAGTGAAGCGTCTGATGCGGGCCAATTATGTGGACCTGGACAGAGAACAGGTGTACGGGATTTTGACCGCCGCCGATGAAGCCTCGCTCTTACAAGAGATTCAGATCATTTCGAGCGACTTCAACGGCATGGAGAAGCCGGTTCTTCAGGATGGCAAAATCACCCGTTTCCTGGGGATCAACTTCGTGTATAGCGAATTGGCCGAGACAATCCTCGCCGGGACAAATGAAGTAAACGTGCCGTTTTGGGTCAAGTCAGGGATGCACCTCGGGATTTGGAACGATGTCACCACGTCGACCAGTATCCGGCACGACATCCAGGGTGAGCCGTTCCAAGCCTATCTGAAGATGACCATGGGCGCGACCCGCATCGAAGAGAACAAAGTGTACAACGTGGAGTCGTACCGAGCGTAATCATCTAACGACCAAGAGGTGCAGTCATGGCAGTCGATCTTACATTGAAGTCGCAGCTCATCACGAACCGTGAGGCGACCCCTCGCGTGTTCAACAGCCCGCAGAATGGAGGCGAAGGCGTCCTCCATGAGACGTTTGGCTATCTAGCCGCAGTCACCGCGGCTCTTTCTATCACGTCCGTCGTGCGCTTGGTGGAAGTGCCGAGCAACGCCCGGATCGTGAGCGTGGTCGGACGCGCGGGCGCTCAAGGCGCCGGCAAGTTCGATGTGGGCATCTACCAGACCAACGCCAACGGGGGCGCCGTCGTGGATGCCGATCTCTTCGCCAGCGCGTGGGATCTGGCCTCGGCGGTGAAATCGACCGAACTCTTAGACGAGTCGGGCGAACTCACACTCGCCGAGATGGCAAAACCACTGTGGGAGGTCTTAGGACTGACCGCAGATTCCAACCGTATGTACGACGTCTGTGCGACCGTGGTGACAACCGATGTGACAACCGGCACCACGGGCATCAGCGTGGCCGTGCGGTATGCGAGGTAATCATGGCCGATCGATTCTACAGCGTGATTAAAGGCGAGCATAATCCGTCGCAAGTGACGGAAGGCTCGTCGACGTCGGGGGAAGCGGTCGAACTTCGAGTGAGCGACACCATCTATGCGAACAAGCTGGATGTGTTGCTCTGTCTCGAAGCCATCGAGAACTACCTCATGACGAAGGAAACGTCTCCGATCGCATAGCCATATGACGAGCGGGAACACCACAACGGAGGGCGTCATCGGCTACGGTGGCGCCCTCATGTTGCAAGAGAGGGGCAACGTATGAACAGCAAATATGTGGCGGTAGTGCTTGCCGGGGTACTCGCGGCCTTAGTTTGCGCGGCCTCGGATGTAGGGGCGCAATGCGTCGTCGATACGTCAACGCCGACGTACGATAACGGGAAATTCCTGCGGTACACCCCCTGCAACGAAAACGGGGCGCTCAAAACTACGGGAGCGGGTGGTGGGGGCGGCGGCGATGCCACAGCGGCCAACCAAACCACCATCATCGGGCATGTGGATGGTGTCGAAGGGATCCTCACCACCATCGACGCCGACACGGGCACTATTGCGGGGGCGGTCAAAGCGGA